TTTTGTCCGTGTTATTCAAAGCATTGGGCGCGGAATAAGAAAAGCAGAAGACAAAGATTTTGTACAAATTTGGGATATTACTTCTACCTGCAAGTATGCAAAAAGGCATCTAACAGAACGAAAACGATTTTATAAAGAAGCAAAGTATCCACATACGGTAACAAAGGTAGATATATGAGTGAAGTTAAAATAGACGATTGGGCAATGCCTAAAATAAAAAATTTTCGTACTTACATTGATATAGGTGCAAGTAACGGAAAAACATCGTTTCCTTACGTTAACAAGTTTAAAAGAATTATTTGTTTTGAACCCAATCCTAAGAGCTTTGTAGAACTTTCTAGTAATGAACGTCTGGAATGTCATAACATTGCATTGGGTGATATTGAGGAAATTAAAACACTGATTGTAAACAGCGAAACACAAAATCCAGAACACGGATCTATTTCTGAAATAAGAAATAAAGACTGGACCGACGGAGAAAAGTTTGAAGTTCAAGTAAAAAGATTAGATGACTATAAGTTTTTTGATGATGTTGATTTTATAAAAATTGACACAGAACAATACGAGCTTAACGTAATTAAAGGTGCTGTAAAAACTTTAAAAAAGAACAGACCAACAATTATGTTTGAAAATAAAAGAAACGAAGCAGATGAAGCAATTATATTTTTGTTAGACTTAGGGTTTACTGTTAAAAAATATAAGAGTGATACAATTGCTTTTTATGAGGACAATAATGAAAGTAATTAATGACGAAAAGTTAGATCTGATAGTAAAGTATACATCAGAAACTAGCGGAACAAGAGAACATTTTCTAAGTGACATCGTTAAAAATAATAATCTTAAACTAGGTGCAGAAATTGGAGTTCGAACAGGAAAAACAACATTTCATATTCTAGACAATAATCCTATGTGCGAAATGTATGCCATAGACAAAGATATTACACAATTTTTTAATGATACGGTTAAGGAGAAATACGGACATAGGTTAAAAACATACGAAACCGATAGTAGAGTATCTCCGGACTTTGTTGCTGATAATAGTTTAGATTTTTTCTTTATAGATGCTTCGCATACTTACAAAAATGTAAGAAAAGATTTAATTGCCTGGATGCCTAAACTAAAACATGATGGTTGGATGATGGGACACGACATAGATTATCCTTCCGTTGAAAAAGCGGTTATGGATGTTATTGGATTTTATGAAGTAGGACCCGATAATGTTTGGATAGCCAGACATGAAAAAACATATCCAGGATTACAGGAGAACCAATGAGAATATTAACATTAGATAACAAGGCCTTTGACCTTAACGAACTGCCGGAAGAAGTTTCTGAAGATGCTAGATTTAGTGTGTTAGATAATTCTGACCCAAAGAATCCAGACTTTTTCTTCCAGCCACTTATATTTTTAGAATCTTTTAATAGTCCGGCTATATTGATGAAGATAGGCGGACACGAAGTTCAAATGCCACTTGATTGGTGCATTCTTGTAGGGGACAGTGATTGTGGAAGCGATCCCGAAGTTCTTCCGCTAACATCTATCAACGAGCGTGGCTTTGAAGCATTTGTAATCAATCCCATAAAAGGATACAGGTGTGAATTCATGCCCGTGGAAATTATTAACATCTACCAGGACGTAAGGTGGTATTTTCCAAAAATGAAGAACGGCCAATTATTAACCATTCCACTTCACGACGAACCTAACCCTCCGTGTGCCTATTTTGTTAAAGAGATAAGCAGACAGTCAGAAGTAGTTGAATTGGCTAACTTACTCTGATAATTACATATAATAACGCCACAGTGCAAGGAAGAAAGGATGACTATGAAAGCAGGTAAAATATGGGGTCAGACCGAACTGATCCACGCAAACGGTGTGCTAGAATTTCACCGTATCGAATTCAAAAAAGGATTTAAATGTTCAGAACACGAGCATCAATACAAATGGAATGGTTTCTTTGTAGAATCAGGAAAGATGATTGTGCGAGTTTGGCAAAGTGGTGATCAGGATGGGTTAGTCGATGAAACTATTCTCGGACCAGGAGAGTTTACTCAGGTTAAGCCAGGCAAGATTCACCAGTTTGAAGGTGTTGAGGACGGTGTGGCCTTTGAACTATACTGGGCAGAATTCAACCACGATGATATTGTAAGAAGAACAGTAGGTACAAAGGTAAAATAAATTATGGGAAAGAAAAACATCGGTAAAAAGAGAGACAATTGGTTTAACGATTATCATGATATACCCGAATTAGGAATAACTGGTACTCGAAAAATTAATGATAGAATTGCTTACTATGATACCGACGATTTCAAAGATGCCACAGTAATTGATTTAGGTTGTAACATGGGACAGATGGCATTCCAAGCAGAAAAATGGGGTGCTAAAAATGTAATAGGTGTCGAGTTTGATGCAACAGCAGTTGTAAACGCAAACGAGATAAAAGAAAAACTACAATCTAATGTAAATTTTGTAGTCGATGATCTTGATAGTAATTTTTTCTGGAACAGCATATCTAAAAAAGATGTTGTTATGTTTCTTGCTATCATCGATACCCACGAACTTGAAAATAGGTATGGGATTCTTTCTAGAGCATGTTCTAAAACAGAAAAAGTCATGTACTTTGAAGGGCATGGAAAGCAGCCTTCCAGTAAATATTTTCAAAACATCATCGATTACACAGATTTTTCTCAAATAATTTACAAAGGCGATACTCCTGTTAATCGACCATTCTTCAGATGCACTAGAGATGTGTTAACAAGCGACGAAGCAAAGGAAACGATTACAAGTTTAGGATACAAAAAAATTGCAGTTGTTGGAAAATCACTTTCTGGGAAATCTACTATGCGAACAGAAACATGGCAGCATTTAAATGACAATGGGTACGCAGTTATCGACGATTTAAGGCATATTAAAACAGTAAAAGAAAACGATGCGGGATCACTAATACCTACTGAGATCGATAGAATTGAGATTGAACAACTAAAAGACTTTGATAAATTTGTGTTGTTTGATTACAGAGCTTTAGAATATTATAATGAGTTTGATGCAGTTTTCTTCCTCACACCAAATGAAGATTTAATAGGACAAACCAGAGATAGAAAACGTCCCATGCGTAGTCCTTCTGTAAAAGATTGTACTACATTAAAAGCGAGTTACGCTGTAAGGACTTACTAGTGTCAAAAAAGATAAAAGATTATTCGTGTTTCCTAATTTCTAATAAACCTAATTTACACAAGGATGTAATTAGTGGATTGATTAGTGAAAGGGTTAGTTTCTTTAACGGAACTGGAGTTGAATCATTTTCACAATTAGTAAACAGGTGCGTGGAATCATCTACTACCGAAATCGTTATTCTTATGTCAGATAAGATGAGACCGATTGATGAAAATATACAGAAAACCGTAAAACTATTAAAAGAAGGATATGCGTTTGTTGGTATGTATCGCTTTGGGTTCTTTGGATTCAAAAAAGAATTATTTAGAAGAATAGGTCCGATGGATGAAAGATTTGTTGGAGGATGCTGGGAAGACGATGACTTTTATATTAGACTAAGAGAAGCAGATTTATCAATGTATTTGAGCCAAGAAGTTGGCTATGTTAAAAGCCACTCATCCTGGAATCACACGCTTTCTAAAAAACATTTTTATAACAAATGGTTCCTTAATGAAACCGATAGTAAGACGTACAGAAGATTGGATGAGATTAAATTAGATTATAATTTTGGTCCTAGCATTCCTGCTCATTTCTTACCCTGGAGTTATACAAAATTACTCTGCAAAAAAATTAAAAAATACGAAGGATTGGAAATAGGATATGAGTAGTGTAATCATTAATAATTTACCCGGAATTGAAAATAAAACTTATTTAGAATTAGGTGTCAACGACGGAGTGAACTTTGATCAAATAAGATGTCATCTCAAAGAATCTGTAGACATTAACGGCAATGGTACTTTTACTGGAACTACTGATCAATTCTTTGAAAGATTGCAAAAAAAGAAGAACTATGATATTGTTTTCATTGACGCTAATCATGATTATGATTTTGTTGTTAGAGATTTTAATAACAGTGTTAAGTGTTGTAACGAATGGATATTAATGCATGACATGATACCTCCAGGAAGGAAGTATATTAAGTCATATAAGTGTTCTGACTCTTACAAAGTATTGTATCATCTTCTAACTAAAACAAATTTTGAAGTATATCCTATGGACGAAAATTTTGGATTCACTTTAGTTAAGATGCCTGCCACTGAAATTGTATTAGATGATGAAGACAAAACTCTTATGTACACAACCTTTAGTAATTTTATTAAAGGTCGTAAACTTTACAACAACAATGAAATTATCAACATGTTAGGAGGCGTTAGTGTTTAATAATTCCAGAATTTTTATCTCCGGAGCAACAGGATCATGGGGACAAACTCTAACAACTATGCTGTTAGAAAAATATAGTGTGGAAGAAATTATCTGTTTCTCTCGAGGAGAATTACAACAGGTACTAATGAAAAGAAAATTCAATAATAATCCTAAATTAAAATTTATTATCGGTGATATAAGAGATTACGATGCTGTATATAATGCAACAAAAAATGTCGATTATGTGTTTCATTTAGCAGCGTTAAAACACGTTCCTGTTTGTGAAATAAACGTTCAGGAAACAATTAAAACAAACATAGACGGAACAATTAATGTTGTAAAAGCAGCAATCGAAAACCGTGTAAAGAAAGTTATCGATGTAAGTTCAGACAAAGCAGTAGAACCAATAAACCTCTACGGAATGACCAAGAGTGTCGGAGAAAAAACGATAATTCAAGCCAACGACCTGAGCGATCACACACGATTTGTTTGTATTAGAGGTGGTAACGTAATGGGGTCTAGTGGTTCAGTTATTCCTCTTTTTATAGAACAAATTAAAAAGGGCGGACCTATTACTATTACTGATAAAAAGATGACACGATTCTTTTTAACACTAGAAGAAGCAATTAATCTATTGTTCAAGGCTTCCATCGATAGTATCGGTGGAGAAACATTTGTTATGAACATGCCGGCTTGTTATATTGAAGAATTAGCCGAAGTATTGATGGATGAATACGGAAAAGTTGATGTTATCGAAACGGGCATTCGTCCTGGTGAGAAATTAGATGAAACATTAATATCACACCACGAGTCTAAGTTAAGTTATTGTTATGATGAAAACTACTTTTTAACATTACCAGTTGGATATAATCAAAAATTAGCAATACGCTACCAAGATCTAAAACCCTTTCCATATGATGAATTTTCATCAAAGACAAAAATTCTTAACAAGCAGGAAATCAAGGAAATGCTAGCCAAGGGTAATTTTATATGAAAATTTTAGTGCTAGGATCAAATGGCATGGCTGGCCATATGATTGTAAAATACCTATCTACACATCACGATGTAACAACCGTTGCAAGATCCAATGCAGATCATTGTTTGGATATAGAAAACAAGCAACAGGTAGAAAATTTTCTAGCAGAATTACAATCTAAAAGTTTTGATTTTGTAATAAATTGCATGGGATTATTAGTGCAGGACAGTATTCAAAGACCAGACAGAGCAACAATCATTAATTCATGGTTTCCACACGCAGTAGAAAATTCCTTAAAAAATTTACAAACTAAACTAATACATTTATCAACAGATTGTGTGTTTGATGGCAACAAGGGAAACTATTTTGAAGACGATAGTCACACAGAAACAAATTATTATGGTAAAACTAAAAGCCTTGGCGAAATTAACAACGACAAGGATGTAACATTTAGGATGAGTATCATTGGTCCTGAAATTAAGGACTCCGGAACTGGATTATTTCATTGGTTTGTGAATAAGTCGGAAAATGAAGTTGGCGGGTATTCTAATGCGATGTGGAATGGATTAACAACCCTCCAACTAGCGAAATGCATTGACGAATACATAAATGATCCAACACCGTCTGGCATAATTCACGTTGTAAACAACGAAGTTAACATTAGCAAGTACGATCTGCTCGTTAAAATAAACGAAATATTTAATCTTGAAAAGAAAGTTAACAAGACTGTAGGTCCTAAAACCGTTAACAAGATTCTTGTTAATACTAAAAAAGATTTCAGCATTCCTAATTACGATATTCAACTAAATGAGTTAAAAGATTTTATAAAATGAAGGCATATATCATAACATTAAAGGGGAATGATATTTCTGAAACACATGCTGCCGAATGTATAGAACAAGCAAAGAAGTTTGGTATTAATGTTTCGCGATTTAATGCAATACACGGCCATGACTATCCTGCACATCTCAAAAGATTAAAAATAAATCCAAGATATAAATTTAAAAAAGGAAGAGCAGGAGTTTTCGGGTGTTTCTTGAGCCACTATTATCTATGGAAGCAGTGCCAAGAAGAAAATGTTCCTTACTTAATTCTGGAACATGACGGATATATCATTAGATCCTTTCCTTCCGACATAATTGATAGATTTAGTGACGTATTAAAATTAGATAATCACGATCCTTATTCAAAAAGTTATAATTCTATGTTTTTAGATGTAACAGAGCAACAACAAATAGAAATTACCAAGTATCATAATCATCAAGCAAAGTTTTTAGAAAAAAATCAGACAGGAAACTACATGAGAGGAGCATATGGATACATTATTAAACCTCATGCCGCCAAAAAACTTGTAGACTGGATACAAATTAACGGATTTGTTCCTGCTGATCAACAAATAGGTGATTCTATAGTTGACATAAGAGTTACGACTCCGTCAATGGTAAGATTGCACCCAAATTATTTTGGAAATATAGGTAAACTTTCACTGACAGGAAATCCTAGCCTAATATAAATCGATATGTTTATAAATGTACTAAGAAATTTTAATCATCAGGAAATTAAGGACCAGTTAATCCAGGAAATTTCCGAATCTCAGGCAACAAGCCAGTTTTTAAATAACGAAAATATCACGGTAACTGATTATCATACTAAAGTCGATGAGAAAAAATACAGAGACACATTTTTTAATGCGGTGGGGCCTAGCATTGACAAGATAAGGAATCTATATTTTTGCAAAAAATGGGAAATTCACAATTTTTGGTTCCAACAGTATCAAAAAAATGACAATCACGGTTGGCATACCCACGGAGGATGCCAATGGTCCTTGATTTATTTCGTTGAACTTCCTAACAAGGATATTTCTACAGAATTTTATGACACTGACGCCCAACAAATAATTCAACCCGAAGTACAGGAAGGTGATATTATAATTTTTGATTCAAAAGCACCACACAGATCTCCTAAAAATACCACTGACTCTAGAAAAACTATAATTTCTGCTAATTTAAGTTTGTTTGATGTCGACACAACTAAATTGAAAAATGGTTAAGATATACGAATCACCAGATGGCGGCGAAACAGTGTTTGAAAGAGATACTAAAACAGGTGAACGGACGATTGTTATAAAAAAAGAGTACCCCGATTATTGGATTTACGATCACGAATGGCGAGAAATTACCGAAATTGCTGAAAGGGGAAATAAGGCCTTGCAAAAATCACTAAAAGAGCTTAAACTATTATATAACTTATCGAGAGGCAATGATGACTAAACAGGCAGGTTTGAGATTAAATGAAATTTTGGCAGCCGTTGATCTAAACGGAAAGGATGTATGGGACGATCTTACAGAAGAGCAACGTAAGAGTATCGTTTTTTATACTCTTAATCGCTATATAAGCGTCGTACAAGGGTCTAGAGAAGAAAAGGAACACTTTGTACTGCTAGGAAATGAACGCTTTAATAAGAACCTATTTTTGCTCTTAAACAAGCATCCAAAATTACTCTGGCAACTGGCCTGTAGTTGTGGTCATGAGTCAAAAAATGTGTTCACGCACAAGTGGATGAAACTGAATAAGTCCAAAGATAAGAAAGTAGAGTTTTTAGGCAAGATCTTTCCGAACATGAAAACTGCTGATCTAGAAACTCTTTCAAAAATTACTACAGATAAAGAGATAAAAGAATATTGTGCTGAACTTGGTTGGGATAAAAAAGAAGTCAATGGAATTAAACTATAAGTGCGGATACTGCGAAAAATCTTTCGCTAGGGAAAAAACGCTGATGGTTCATATCTGTGAACCAAAGAGACGCCATCTTTCTCGAAACGAGAAACACGTTCAACTAGCACTTTTAACCTATCAAAGATTTTATGAAATTAGTCAAAAGACAAGCAAGAAAAAAACATTTGACGATTTTGTAGATAGCCCTTACTATAATGCTTTCGTGAAATTTGGCAGTTTCATGAGCAATACCAATCCCATATATCCAGAAAAATTTATCGACTTTGTTATTAAGAGTGGAGTCAAACTAGACCATTGGTGTAGAGATGAATTATATGATACCTATCTGGAAGAACTATTAAAATTAGAACCTGCGGATGGTGCGATACAGAGATCAATACAGACCATGATGGATTGGGCCGACGATAAAGAGGCTGCTTGGAATCATTATTTTAACTATGTTAATCTAAATCGTGCGACACACGATATCAAGGAAGGAAAGATATCTCCTTGGGTGTTGCTTAATTCAAAGACTGCAAAGGAAATGCTAAAGAAATTAAACGATGAACAATTGGAAATTATAGGACCCTTTATCAATCCAACATTTTGGATGAAACGATTCAAAGCACTACCTGCAGACACTGAATTAGTGAAAGAAGTTATAAGAGAAGCGAAGATTGATTAATGAAAAAAAGAATTTTGAAAGATGGAACAGAGGTTGAAGAATTGACCAAGCCAGTAAACTTGACAATATTAACCAAATGTCCTAAGAAATGGAAAATCATTGACATGGAAACAGGTCAGTGTTATACTGCAAGTGGAGATTATGAAATATACAAACAATGGAAACTGATAGATAAAAAAGATGCCTGATATTGATATAGATTTTATTGATAGAGATGAAGCACTCAAGCATTTCAAACACGTTAGAGCAAAACGTGTGGAAGATGGCAAGAGTGTAAAACACAATACGGGTGTTTATATGCACGAAGTTCCATTTGATCCGGAAAATAATTTATGTTCTATTCCCTATGAAGATGCAGAAGAACAGGGATTGTTTAAGATAGATTTCTTGAACGTTACATTGTATAAAGGAATAAGAAACGAAAAACATTTACATCAACTTATGGAGACTGAACCACTATGGGACCTACTCGAACAGGACGATTTCACAGACTTGCTGTTTCACGTCAACGGACATGGAAACATACTAAGACAAATGAAACCAAAGACGATACCACAACTAGCAGCAGTACTGGCGATGATAAGACCAGCGAAGAGACATTTGATTGGTCAACCATGGGACACGGTTCTAAAAGAGGTATGGACGAAACCAACGAATGACGAATACTTCTTTAAGAAGTCACACGCAACTGCATATGCTGTGGCTGTTGTAGTTCAAATGAATTTAATCTGCGAACAGATAAGTTATGGGTATCAATGAACTACGAAGTAAAAGATTATAGAGAACCACAAAAACCTAAACTAGGATCATGGCCATTCTGGACCGTTCCAGAATTCTATGCTCTAAGTTATCTAATAAGAATAGGAATTTTCCTATTGGGCATTCCTTGGTTATTTGGCATGGCACTAACAGCCAAGGGTCTCTTCGTTACTTTTTTATTACTTGATTATTTTACCTATGTGGGTCTTAAGAAGGTTTACGGACTAGAGTAATAGATCTGCGCTTAATTCTTTTTACAATTATATTGTTTAGGCTAGTGATGGGTCCTAGCGTAACTGTAACATCTTTAGTGTTAAAATTCCTAATAGCACTTTCAAATATGTATATTTCGTTTCGTAAGAATATGTTAATGGGTATCTGCCTATTTGATTCCCACCACCAGGCTTCTCCTAACTCTAAAAATCGCTTCTTGAGATCTTCTGTTTGTATGAGCTCGTAGTCATAGAAGCTCGTAACATTAGAATCCTGGTTGATTATAATGCCAACGTATTCCTTATCAGCATGCGTTAATACGCTGATAAATGGACAGTTTTGTTGCAAGTTTTCTGTTATTCTCATCGATAAATAGTATAAAGGTTCATGTTAAGCATATGCAAATTAACTCAATATATTTATATCCAAACAAGTTGGATGTTTACACAAGTGACAACACGGCTTCTTGGACTCCGGAGAGATTCAATATGGTATACAATCGTAATTTAAAGATCTATAGAGGCGTTGATAACAGGGTAGATCTACAACTTAAAAACAGTGATCAGAAAGCACTCAATGCAACGGGCAGCATAGTGGTGTTTAATCTCGTGAACAAAGAGAACAGTGATCTTGTTCTTCGCAAGGATTGTTCGGTTGATGATTTAGCAGTGGGTAGAGTATATGTAACAATTACCGAAGACGAATTGCTTTCTATCGAGCCGGGATATTATACCTACAGTTTTCACAAAGAAACTAGATCAAATGTTGATTCAACAGATTATAAAGTTTTAACAAAGTTACCATTATTCATGGATAGCCAATATGGTGCAATAGCATCTCTGGAAGTAATAGGCGGAATGGAGGGAAAACCATACGATACTAAAACTGTTGATACTTTTAGAAAGATTGCGAACTTTGATGTTGCTGCCCAACCATCAAGCGGCCCTCAATTACAAAGTCCAAGACCAAACTTTGCCCAAAATTATAACACAACGGGTTACGAAGAATTCTATATCAGCAGTCACATAGATGCCAATCCAAGAATGTCCACACCACAAAGCCTACACACATTCCAATTTTATTACAACAACTATCAAGGCGAAGTTATATTACAAGGAAGTTTGGGCGAAGGTGCCAAACCAATAGAAGGTTCTTGGACTAATATCCAAACTTTTAATATCACTAGTGCCAATTCAAAAGAATACCACAATGTTACCGGAAAGTACAATTGGTTTAGAATTAAGCATACTCCGGACACATCAAACACAGGAACAGTTGACAAAGTATTATATAGATAGTATAATACTAGTATGACACTTGTAGTAGACACATTCCGATCTTTACTTCCCGCGAGAGCAAAGTCCAATCCGAGTGGATGGACTTCCTTCAATGCTCCCTGTTGTCATCATAGAGGGCATAATCAAGATAAGAGAAAAAGAGCAGGTATACGTTTTGATGCAGGTGTAATCTATAACTGTTTTAACTGTAAGTTTACTGCAAGTTGGCAACCTGGTAGGCCCATATCAGAAAAATTTAAATCGCTGTGCAGGTGGTTAGGTGCTTCGGAAGACACAATCAATACCATGATATTTGAAGCATTAAAAACCGAATCACCAGATTACAAACCTAGAGAATCGCAAGTAAGAATAGCATTTACTGAAAAGAAATTACCCGAACACAGTTTACCTATAAGTGAATGGATGGAAGTTGATTTTGCTGGTAACTCTATACTAGAAGATAATCTTGCAAAGGTAGTTGAATATGTTTATGACCGAGGGTTTGATCCTCTGAATAAAATGTTTTATTGGTCGCCTGCTGATGGGTATGCTGATAGAGTTATCGTTCCTTTTTATTATAACGGAAAGATAGTTGGCAATACTGCAAGAAAAGTCAAAGGCGGTCGGCCAAAGTATCTAAGCGATCATCATTCACAATTTGTTTTTAATGTCGATGAACAATCGGAAGATCAAAGATATATATTTGTAACAGAAGGTCCTTTCGATGCGTTGTCGATAAACGGAGTTGCACTATTAACAAACAACATATCTGAACAACAATACAGGATAATTCAAGGTTTAGGTCACGAAGTTATTGTCATTCCTGATCAAGACGAGGCAGGTCTTAACTTGATAAACAAGGCAATAGAATACGGCTGGAGTGTGTCGTTTCCTACTTGGGATGATGATGTTAAGGACGTTGCTGATGCAGTACAGCGTTACGGTAAGTTATTTGTAACAGTTGATGCAATTAAAACAGCACAAGCAGGATCTATAAAAATAAATGTTGCTAGAAAAACTCTAGAGAGTAAGTTGGAGAAACAAAATGTGGAAATGGATTAAGGAAAAGTATTACCAATGGAAGATGAAAAAGAAAATAAAAGAATTACGGAAAAAGGATCCTTTTATATACAAGTAAATGCATATGACAGAGTTTAGAGAAGGTATTTTTAATTTATTAAAAAGACTAATAAGTGGTAGCAGCATAGGTCTCGCTATTACTTACACGCTTGGACACATTGTTATTGCCATGACGTGCAACAGAATTATAACCGGAGCAGACTGGGCACTTGCAGGTGCCGACGCACTAGTTGAACCCATGATTAACGGTATATGGTTTTACATTTTACATAAGGCTTATAAAAAATACAAAGGTATACAATGATAACTTGGGGTATATCTGCTAACAGCCATGACGGATCATTAGCGGTCTTTAAAAGCGGATACAAGGGTTTAACACAGACTCCTAATCTCGAATTAGTGTTTGCAAGTCATACTGAACGTTTTAGTGGACTCAAGAATGACCCACATCTTAATCGTGGTATTATAGACTATGCACTTCAGTGGGGTAATCCGGATGAAGTTGTTTGGTATGAAAAACCTTTTAAGAAAACCATAAGACAATTAGTTGCAGGTCAAGGGTGGAATTGGAATGAGAATAATATTAAAACATACTTGCGTGGTTATGGCATTAATGCACCCATAAGTTACAGTAGCCATCATGAATCGCATGCGGCCGCAGGATATTATACCAGTAAGTTTAATGATGCAACAATACTTTGCATAGACAGCATTGGAGAGTTTGAAACTTTAACAATATGGGAAGCAGAAGGCAATAAACTGAAAAAAGTGTTTACACAAGGATATCCTAACAGCATAGGCTTATGGTACAGTGCTATGACGCAACGTGTGGGCCTAAAGCCAAATGAAGATGAATACATTCTAATGGGCATGTCAGCATACGGTGATCAATCAAAATACTACTTTCACATGAAGGAAACATTTTTTAAATTAGGTCCTCACATGCACTGGCAATTTCCTAATGTTGAATTTAAAAATAATTTACACAGAGGTTGTAATTGGTATTTGGAAGGTCATACTAAGTGGACTGACAAATTAAACATAGCAGCAGCGGCACAGTCAATATATGAGGAAGTGTTTACAGGACTTGTAGAATATTGTAGTTCGAACTTTAAGAGCAAGAACTTAATTGTGATGGGCGGCTGTGCATTAAACTGTAAGGCAAACAGCAGGGCATACAGTTACTATGATAATGTTTGGATAATGCCAAATCCAGGAGATGCTGGTTCGAGCATTGGTGCAGTCCTAGCAAAAAAACAACAAAAGATTGATTGGAAGAGTCCTTATTTAGGTTATGATATACAAGGAGAGTATCCAGTTGATAACCTATTCCGTGAATTAAAGGATAACGGAATTGTAGGAGTTGCTAACGGCAAGGCCGAGTTTGGTCCTCGAGCATTGGGCAATAGAAGTTTGTTGGCTGATCCGAGAGGCAAGAACATGAAGGATCTTGTGAACACTGTGAAGAAAAGGCAGAAGTATAGACCATTTGCACCTGCTATTTTAGCAGAACATGCAGAAGAATATTTTTATGGAGAAGTTGGTCCATACATGCAGTATACTGCAAAGTGCAGGAAGCCGGATGAGTTTCCTGCTATTGTGCATGTTGATGGAACATCAAGAGTTCAAACAGTTACCAAAGATGACAATACAGGTTTGAGAGAGTTATTGGAAAGATGGTATGCCAAAACAGGTTGTCCAATGTTATTGAATACTAGTCTAAACATTAAAGGAAACCCTATGGTTAATGACCAAAAGGATGCAAAAAAGTTTGCTCACAAGTATGGTGTGAGTGTATACTAATAAAATAATTAATTATGAAGGTGATAAAAATTAATGGCAAGTAAAAATTACGATTACGAAGTTCAAAAAGTATATTTGGAAATGATGCTGAATGACGCAGAAACTTTTGTGCGTTGTCAAGGTATTTTTGATCATACATTATTTGATAGAAAGTTACAGGATGCAGCATTGTTTATCAACGAGTATACAAAACAGTATAACGTAATGCCAGACTATGAAACTGTGAATGCAAGTTGCAGAACAGATTTAAAAAAACCACAAGATGTAAAAGACGGACATATGCAGTGGTTGATGGATGACTTTGAAAGTTTTACAAGACATAAGGCACTAGAACGTGCAATTATTAATTCAGCAGATCTATTAGAAAAGAATGACTATGGACAAGTAGAAGCCATGGTTAAGGAAGCAGTACAGATTGGGTTGGCACGTGATATGGGTACAGACTACTTTGCTGATCCACGTGGTAGATTAATGGGGCTAAAGGATAAGAACGGTCAGGTAAGCACTGGTTGGGAAACCATGGACAAGAAATTGTTTGGTGGTTTCAATCGAGGCGAACTTAATATTTTTGCTGGTGGATCAGGTGCAGGTAAATCCTTGTTCCTTGCAAACTTAGGTGTTAACTGGGCATTGCAAGGATTAAATGTTGTTTACTTAACTCTAGAACTTTCAGAACAGTTAGTTAGTATGCGTGTGGATAGTATGACAACAGGAATCACGACTAGAGACATTTTCAAGAACATCGATGATGTTGAAATGAAAGTCAAGATGATTGGGAAGAAGTCAGGTGCGTTCCAAGTCAAGTACATGCCTAGTGGTAAAACAGCAAACGATATTAGAGCATATCTAAAAGAATATGAAATTAAAACAGGCAAGAAGGTGGATGTATTACTTGTCGACTACTTAGACTTGTTGATGCCAATTGGTAAGAGAATTAGTGCAGAAAACTTATTCGTTAAGGACAAGTATGTATCAGAAGAATTGCGTAACCTAGCAATGGAATTACAATGTGTGTTTGTAACTGCGGCACAGTTAAACAGGGGAGCAGTTGAAGAAGTAGAATTTGATCACAGTCATATTTCAGGTGGTTTGAGTAAGATTCAAACAGCGGATAACGTGTTTGGTATCTTCACAAGCCGTGCTATGCGTGAGCGTGGTAGATATCAATTACAGTTAATGAAAACACGTTCGTCGAGCGGTGTTGGTCAAAAAGTAGATTTAGAATTTAATATAGAAACATTGAGAAT